CCACAACATCCCGTATAAAGCCCGTAGAAGGGTTCTGAGGGTCATGAAGCGGAGTATAGCCCTGCGCATCCTCTACCCAATTGTTGACGCTCACTGACACCATAGAGTTAACCTGATCCCATGTGTTGAATGTCATGGTTTCATTACCTGGAATGATGATCTCCACATCTCCCTTGGCATTGACCAAGTTCCTCTGGTTAACTGGAGCATTGGTATCCAGCTTGAAGTTGATGATCACACTCTCAATACCTCGAATATTGACCAGCTCTCGAGGGCGGCCACCATCAACACTGGGTTGCGAGAAACGATTGCCATCAACCTTGATATTCGAGGGGTCAGCTTCATCTGCCTCGGTTGTATTACCGTCCACACCATCTAGATCAACACCCGTCCGAGTAGCAATTTCAGCCGAAAGACCAGTTGAATCCCATTCGAAGAAATCCCAGATTCCATCTTGGAACGTGCTGGTGATGATCGTGCCATCAAAACTACAACCCTCAATCAGGTTGTCGTCATCAGCACGGGTCATACCAGGTAGTGGGCGGTAATTACCAATACGGCTTGCCATACCCATGTCAGGGTCTTGATCCCATCCCACAGATTCGAATTCAAGCCAATCGGAACCAGACCACATATAGTGACTGGTGTCAGCCAAAACCGTAACAATCGTTCCTGGGCGATCAGGTGTTACTATTCCATTGCGAACCAAGTAGTTACGGTCCTCAATGGTTTCTACTGCTTGGTCATTGTAATAATTGGCGCTTCCGTCGGTAGTTCCAGACCTATACTGGGCTGTCAGTTGGCTCAAAGATCTGTTAGAATTGCTCAATTGGCTATAGACTAAGAGTGATGGATCCCATGGGCTGGTATCCCAACCTTTGACCGTTCCACAAGAGACACGATCCAGTTTAACACCTACCTTGATACGGCGAACGCCATTCCATGTTGTGTCCCAATCGGAGAGATCCTTGATAGGGTTCTGGTAGTTCTCATACCAATCCTTCCAAGGGCGATTCAGAGATAGGATCTGTTGATCTGCCGCGTTGGTGACATCTAGAATGCGGTTGGTCTTACCATCAGGATATACTGGCTTATCAAAGTCGGTCATTGCTAGATTCGCAACGTCTGGCCCGTATGAAAGACGACGCACATATTCGCGAATCTTCACATGGTATGGCTTAACCTCATCTAGGTAGCTGATCACATTATCAATCTGATCCTTGAACGCTACTGGGCTCTGGGTTAGCTCTTCCGCATAGCCACCCAAGTAGAGGAACGATGTCTTGAATGCCCAATCGATCATCTTGCTCTGATGGAACGCACTCTTAACCATGCTGAAGAAGATCGTATTCTTCTGAATGGTATCGATGAATTCAGTCCTCAGTGTATTGAGGATGAACTCAATTTCACGACTGCCATCACGATTGTTGATCAGATCAGCAACCGTTTGGATCTGATCAGGTGTGATATTCTGAGCCAGGAGTGCTGTGACTTCTTTGGGCCCAAACTCTACGCGAGAATCATCATAGAAGACATCTGAGAGTGCCATCGTGGCATTGTGCTTGGCCACCTGATACTTGGTGGTGCTAGTGTAGACATCCCAGGTCCAGCGATCATCGGTATCGGTGTGATCAATCTGAACCAAGGTTCCCTTGAGTAAGGTCACATCTAGGTTACCAGCAGCATCACGATCAGCAGTTGTGGAGAAGCGATAGTTGGGGAAATCCTTGGCTGACCAACCACTGTCATACCAATCAACTAGATTCCAAAGTTCACCTTCCATCATTCTCCACTTCTGGAGATCCTTAAGGATGAAGGAACGCACGCCGTTATTCTCGACAAGCTGCCAAAGGGTCCAGAAACCGCCAATCTCGGCTGTGTTTTCGATGAATACACATTCTCCAGGATTGACCATGTTGCGAGCCGCAGGAAGGAGCGTCTTCAGATCCACAAGATCGAGAGCAGTGGTCACATAGAGGTCACTAGATGGCTGAGCCTCACCCGTGTTGAATAGAGTATCATAGTCATACCATTGATCAATGAATGGAGCGGATGCCAATACATTGTTGAGGATGTCAACAAACGCCGCACGAGCAGCGCGGCTAGGCCTCTGGCCACCACTAGGTGAGGCATCGGCGGGGAACCAGGATTGGCGTGGGCGAACCAGGGCTCCAATCTGTTGGGCCTTTGGAAGACGCTCATCTGGAATACTAGCTTGAGTGGCATCCCAACCAACTAGCGAATCGCGCATCTTATTCCATAGTGGATCGTCAATCGTATTTCGCTCGTCAGCTTCGCGTAGAATGATCCACTGCTTATGATGATTATTGTGGATCTCAGCATCCAAGTTCCATTTGACCTTCAGAACGGTGTCTTGCTCATTCAGATACTGTTTGATACCACCAACGATAACCTTGTTGGTATCAACAACCGCAAAGAATGGAATATCCTGAGCCGATGGGTTGCTGATAATGTTGCTGACCTGTTGTGCCGAAAGTTGACGATCAGGTCGCAAAGGAGTGACTGTTGGATTGAGAACCCAGAAGTAGTAGACCACCTCATCGGCATTCAAATCATCATTCCATTCAGTTGCGTGGATGAATGGAACATTTGCCGCATCAGTAACCGTGCCAGTTGGCTTGTTATCAATCTTCAGATTAGCCTGGCTGGTGACATAATCAGACCAGCCGCTTGGTGGAACCGGGCTTCTGACCCACTCGTAAATGTCAATGGTCGAACCCGGAGCGACACGACCCCAATTCTTCCAGCGGTAATTCACACCATGGCTCGCAAGATCATCTTCAATCTCATAATCCAGATAGCGAACTGCGCTCTGATCCCACCAAAGCTGACCGACTTGTTCCTTACCCCAGACAGTCGTTGATTCATCATAATTCGCTGGATCATTGACTAGCTTGAATTCAAGCTCACGATCAGCTGATCCAGGAATGTAACCCTTGGCTGGATCGTAGAGCTGGAGCACCATCTTGAGTTCATTATTGGTAGAATCATAGATAGCAGCATTGGTCAGTAGATCACTGTTGATCTTCCTGGTCTGGATACGGATAGGATCATCAGACCAGCCATTGTTATACTGATAGACAGCCCACAATCCATTACGATCATCAACCTCAACGACATCACCATTATCCCAGATGGCCGCTGTCTTAGGAATATCATCAAAGGTTCCATAACGGGTATGAATCCAAGTATAGAGGCCTGCTGTTCCACCATCCTTACTAGTTGAGATTCCAACCAACTGACCATCAGTCAATGTGGTCAGTTCAAAACCCTTGGTGTAATGGTAGGTGACAGTAATTGATACCTTGCCTATAGCGCCAGTATTCGAGAGCATGGCGGCCATATACTGAGCACCAATGTCATTCACATCTTGGTTGAATGTGAATGGATAGGTTCCAGGAGTCGTTAGATCGACAAAGTTGAGGCCTGACTGGCTGCTTGGTACGACCGTAATGACTTGTTGATCAGTCTGTTGGCCATTCATATTGACAGTCAACGTGCCAGTGGTTGACTGACCCGGTGTGACTGGAACCTGAATAACCTGCTGGTAGGTGCCATCAGTATTGTCAGGTGAGTAATCGGATGGTCGTAGGAAGGTAGTGCTTCCTTGAGTGGTAGTTCCGTTACTGACCCATACCCAATCAACTACAGTCTCACCACATACATTGGCCATTACACCAACTCTAACTAGGGTGATATCAGCAGTTGGAGTGGTTGAACCAACATAGTGAGTGTCAGGAGTCTGAACCAAGACTGTTTCACTGGAGTAATTGGTTGGATAGATGGTTCTAGGAGTCTCTTGGCGTTCCTGTACAAAGTAGTCATTCTGGTTCTCATGACCAATAACCAATGTAGAACCATCAGCGAACTTCTCAGTCACATCTACGATAATCTGATCAACTACCATATGAGGATCAGCCAACATAGTGATCAGAGGAACATAGGAAGCACTAGCATTGGTAAGATCGAGAGTGAATGAACCAGTGAACTTAGGAACGTAATTGTTCCTATCGCTGATATCGCTACCAGTCAGATTGGTTAGGATCAACTGCTCTTCAGTATTGATTTGGTTCAAGTAGAAGCCCTGTGTTCCACCAGCGTTGAGGTTATTGTTAAGAACCGCCACCACCGATTGACCATCAAACGCCGGAGCCTTAAAATCAATTACTTCATAGCCAGTGTCATTGAACTTGTAGGTCATCCAATCATCGAGCGAGTCTTCACCGATACCATAAACCCACACACGGTCACGATCCTTAAGAGGCTGATCAGTCGCGAGTTGGTCATTGTAGAGCGTTGTGAATGCTTCCTTGGTTGGAACCGTGAAGCGAACTTCATCTAATTTCACATAGCCAGCAGTTGGCATGATATCGCCCTGGCCATAATCACGCACCGGCCAGGTGATCTTATTCATGTCAGGGCGCCACTGCCAGCGGGTATCAAAGGTTTCAAGGAGACCATTGCTATCAGTGTAATCCACAACCTGGATTGTTCCGGGGCTAACCGTAACACTCGTGCCAGTCTCGGTTTGACCAAAGCTGATCAACTGTGGGTTGTGTTTGAATTCACTTTGACGGATCTGGATGTCAAGACTTGGGCTGACTTCCTGGCCACCATAATCACCAACTCGGAATGCCCATTCCTCGAAGAGCTGTAGGCCCTTGTTATTACGGATGAAGTTGGAACGCAGGAGACGACGCATAGAGGTTGGGCTACCCTTCTGCTGAATCATACCCTGATAGAACTCAAATTGGTTAGTTGGTGTCAAGAGCAGGTTATCTAGGTAATCCTTCTCTTCATAGCCAAAGTTCGCACGCGCACGATCCTGTAGAGTCTTATTCTCCATGGATTCAGATGCGAAGAACCTACGGAAGTCATCAGCGGCCCTCTCAAAGTTTGGTGTGAGTGTATCACCAGTAACAATGAAGCCTGGAGCATCAATACGACCCTGCCAAGCCATGGTTTTGAAACCTTGAATACGCAGGCGGGGCTGGTGGATATTGAGCAGTGGATTGTAGATCGTGTCACCGAAGATCGTCTGGTTATTGAATACCAAGACATGCTCATATTCACTCACGTAGAGTCGCAACCCGAAGATACCCTTGCTGTTTAGATCACAACTAACAGTGAGTTCACCATCACTGCGCACTACATGAGTCTTACGGTTATCAATAGGTTGACCGTTCTGATCTACAATCGCGTACAGACCATTCACAATCTGCTCAATAGGCTGAATAGCTCCTTGATCAGAAGAGAACCTAACCAGGCGGCTGCTTGGGCTGAGGGCGATATAATCGCTAACTACACGGTTCTCATTTTGAGACCATAGGATGAATGAACCGCACGCATCCTTCCAATCCTGAACTGAGACATTGTCTGTTCCTAGATCACTGAACGACCATCCCCGGCTCTTGAGGTAACGCTCATAACCATTAAGAAAATCGGCTACGTCCTGGGGTGTCTTGAGGATTGTTCCATAGGATACCTGCTCGACCTGTGGATCGATTTCACTCTCTAGGGCCCAAACAAGACGTGCTCCATCAGCATATTGAGGGCGAGCAACTTGCGTCCAATAGTTGGGTTGATCTTCATCAAAATAAGCAGAGCTGGTATGGGTCTTCAACGCACGGTAGAAGTTATCCCCATACTTCACTGTGATATTCACACTATAGTAGGTGTTTGGCCTCCATCCAGGAACTGCCGCACTAGCCGCGCCACTACCAACGGATGTCTTGTTGCCATAGGGGTTGCCAGGAATGATACTGAAATATGGATTCAAGGCGTCATAGCCATAGATCTCATATCCCTTACCAGTCCAGGATATCGCCACACCACTGTAGACTTCTTCGCGGATGCTTGGTGAACGATAGAGGTTTACGCTCACATCTTCCCCTGGCACTCGACCAAACGCATCACTGACCACCACCAGCGTTGAAGAGTCTGTGAATCCAGCAGCTTTGTAGCTCAACTGGGTTCCTAGTCCTCTAACCTTATCAGCCAGGATCGTATTCACACTAGTGTTGCTGCTGGCAAGGTAATCACTCACCCATTGTTGGATACCGACCTTAGTGACCAGTGAGAAGTCATCTAGAACTTCACCATGAACCTGGAGTGAAGCATGGCGTGGTCGACCCATGGTATCCTGATCCATGTATTGCTCATTAGGAGTTCCAGTGAAATACAGGGCAAGATCCTTGGTGTTCCAACCAAGCTCAATAAACGCGGCAGGCTTCATGAGATATGAAGCAGTCGCGACAGCAAAACCATAAGCAGAACTACGACGCCAGGTCTGCTCAACTGGGCTCAAGTCTCCCCAGTTCCATTCTGCGATACGATCAGTTGGAAGAGGAACTGCGGAACAAATGCCACATCCCAATACGATATCGCTGACCTGCCAACGTCCTAGGCTTAAATCATAAGCGAAGCACTTCGATGGATCGCTGATAGTTGTATTGGTATCATCCTCAAAACTCTGCGTTGCGGAATGTGATTGGCGGCAGATGTAAATCAGGTCATTCATAACCACCACATCATCGATGTGATAGGCCTTTGGTTCCGATTGATCATTCACCTGGGTCCAAGCTGTTTGGAAGCTCTGAGGATCATATTCAAAAGCAGTCATCGCCGCCTCGAAATCCTCTGGTGAATCATAGGCCTGCGGATCAGGTCGGAAGGTCAATGTCGTCTGTGGAACCGCAGTGAAAGCCTGAAGGTTCCTTGGGCCAGGATGACGTAGTCGTCCCTGACCATCTACTGGAATATGCTCTGATAGGCCTGGGCGTGCCCAAGCCGTATTGATACCTTGGCGATCACCCTGATGGATGTAACCAGCCTCAAGATCGTTCCAAAGAACCAAGTTATCACTAGTATAGGGGGCCGCACCATAACGAGCCTGCCACCAATCCGGCTGAATGGTGAAACCAAGACTCTCCCATGGTGTCATATCAGGTCTTTGGGTCCCAAAGAATTTCTCATAGATACCACGCCAATGACCAGGAACTCCTTGTGAACCCCAGTTCCAGGTCCAAGGATCGTATGTGTTGGTCTGATCGTTAGCCCTATAATCCTGACGGTAAGCTACCGTCCAACGCTCGAAAGATGGGCGAAGGATCTGAAGCCATTCATCATAAGAGTAATCATTGGTACGATACTGATCACCATATGCTGTTCCAAAGTCAACGATAGGGCGTTCACGATTGCGAATGGCGGCTGGAACGCTATCAAAGATACGCTGCTCAAGAGCCAAGTAGATAGAAGCAACCGTCGAGTCTTCAATCTGAGAAATTGCTCCATCATGACCACGCACAAACCAGACATCAACCATGGTTCCATCAGTAGTTAGAACGCTATCTTGAAGGCTCTGTGGCTGATAGAGGGGATACACACCAAGATAACTCGGTGTAGCGGGGATGAATGTTGGCAATGAGTTGGTCGCATTCCTGGCCATACCAGATAGGTAGAATGCGAAGCTCTTGGTTTTGCCCTTATTGATCTCATCCAAAGCCGTATCAATCCAGACATCATAGGATGCTGAACCAGATAGGCGACTATTGATCACATAATCCAATACCTTCTGGAGGAACTTAGCCTTGAATTTCGAATACTCAGAATCCGAATAACGGATGGCAGTTGTGATATCCAACTGGTTCGAACCAGCCAGTAGCATAGTCTTCAGTAGGCCAGCCGAGTGCTGAATGATGTGAGTACCAAGGTTGGTAGCCTTAGCTGTATCACGGTAATTGTTGTTGGCGTATTCCGCACCACTGAACCCGACCTGGCTCTTGATGATCTCCGAGAAGTGATCATAGAAGTCACCCTTAGTCAGAAGGCTAACCTGCTCATTGTCTGGGTTGGCCTGTAGGTTCAAAGGCACCTCATAATGACCAGTAGCATCTGAGGGTGGATTTAAAGGATTGAAGGATCGGATCTCAATGATATCACCATTAGTAACATCAAAGATCATGATATTCTGACCAACTCGGATGAAATCCTCATCTTCAACCAGTTCAATACTCTGGAATGACTTGTTGGTTCCAACCCGACCAATCGTAACTGTCAGTTCATCTGCTGGCTGGCTCATCTTGAATAGTTTGGTTGAGCCATCGCTAACATAGCGGTCAACCATGAACTGACGAGTCTTCTGAGCGGCCTTATACCAATCATTGCTCAGATTGCCATCATCACTGTGGAAGTAGAAACCCTCAATATCAAGGAACTTACCACCCACGACATACTGATAGATCTGCGTGCTGATGAAGTTCTCAAATAGGATCTGGCCCTGGTTATCGTAAACCAATGGAATACCAAGAATAGCATCAGCAATTCTCGTCCCAGTATCATCAACCTGATAATTGAAGATCTTGCTTCCCTGGAAAGTGCTGTTTGGATAGGCACCAGTATCTTTGAGGCTCAAGCCGTTTAGGTCATAGAGTTCAAAAAGCGGAGCCTGATTCACCGAAGTCTTTTGCTGAGCTAGAACCCAATTACTACCATCCCAATGAAGATTCTTGCCCTGGTAGGTACCCAATCGAACCCTAAACACCTCTCCGAATACACTGTTACCACTTGGATCAGCACCATCAGTCTCAAGAATCAACTTGAGGGCGTTACCCTGATTGACTAGAACAAAGATGTTGTCATTCAGTAGATCATTGACAGTATTGCGAACCATCAGGCGAATAGATTCAACATTACCATAAGCCAATCCAGTATCAGGATTGGTCGCATAAACTGTGATCTTATTGGTGCCCTGGGTTGTGATCGTTATACCATCCAGAGTTACACTCTGTGGTGTCAGGTTCAGAGCCGCATTGAGGTCTTCAATAGACTCGACCACGATATCAACGGGTAGACGACGAATGGTTCCGTAATTGTAGAGCTCAAGCTCACTATTGAACTCAATGATTGGACGGTTCGCACGATGCGCAAGAACGAAATCTGGATCTAGATTCCCTGATAGTGTTGAAGCATGGAACCAACGATTACAAGTTGACCATTCATTCTCATTCTTCGAACCACGGGCTACTACCATGTAGTCTGGTTCGATAGTTCCACCAACCGTCTCTTTGATCAAGTAGATGCTCTGACCCACACCCTCAACGATCCATACATCATTCTTAGTGTAGTCGGTGTTGTTATCCAATTGGATGCTGATACGCATACCACTTGAAAGCGAAACACCACCAAAAGCCTTAGGATTAGCCGATGTTAGACCAACAGCATTATTCATTAGGTCACTGAATACGCTAATCTGAACCACAGCATCAGTAGCGGGTTTTTGCGCGAATTTAACCGTCTGACCAACGATCGTGACGCTCTTGGGTTGGCCATCAACTAGAGCAATGACATTGCTATTGGTCACATCACCAAGCTGGTAATATTGAGCCAAATCAGGATCAGTTGAACCATAACCAGGAAGGTCATAGATGTTAGTCTGACCCGTGCTGATTACAGTGCTTGTTGGGCCATAGACAGGAATAGCTGCCTTGAATGCCTGATCATCAGGTATATCACTTAGCGGAAGCCAGACATACTGACGAAAGTTGACTATCTTATCCAGATTAATCGGTGGGCACCAAGTGTAGTAATCTTGGCTAAACAGCCTATTGTGGTTGTTTACCAGAGCCCCCTGGAATCGCAGTTGATTAATCAGATCAGGATAGGGTAGAAGGTCTGTAAGTTGACCTTCTGTATTCTTACTAACCATGCTTGCTTCAAGCTGGTAGAAGGTGCGATCGCTAGTCGACTCTTCTAGGTAGTAATCCTGGTCAGGATCATACCAAAGCGGTTTCTGACCCACATAGCCATTAATGGGTTTACCCTTGCCTGGATCGAAAAGGTTATCCGCACTGGCACCGAAGAACTTCTGAAGCGTTTCAGTCTGATGAACAGCCGGAAGCTGTTTGATCACACGACGCTTTTCATGAACTTCCTGGTCCAGAAGTACGGGTGTAAATGCGAAGGGGTTACGGTTGGTCTTGTTGGCCATTACCTAATCCTGAGAGTCGTCGGCGTGTTAGCCGTAATGATGTCAATGTCGCTGACCTGTGCCGTCGTGAAGAACAATTCATCTGGATTGGATCGAATCTCTCTCAAATTACCAAAATAACTGTCGTCAAGAACTGGAACAATTTCTACGCTCGATATTGCGGTACTCATCTGCCTATGAATGTAGGCGCTAAGTTCAGAGAAGTAGAACGTCTCACCGAAATCCCAATTACTTACCTCGAAGAAATCTCGTATGGCCGTGATCATCTGGCTCTTAATCTCACCATCACTTAGGCTCGTTCCAGCTAATGGAACTACCTTGAACTTAGCCTGGTATTCTGGTGCGGCTGATTGACCAAACAGCAATTTGAACTTCACTGGTCGCCAGATGATCTCATCACTGAACATCTTGAAATCTTCAAGACCACTGAATGTGGTTCTCAGAGTGAGCTCGCTAGGTGGTTTAGGCATTGTCGAAAGATCCGAACCAGCATTGCGCCAACTCGTCATTGCGTCATTGTATTCTCGGGTGAGAACGAAGATGTCAATGATATTGCTGATTGCTGGATCAATACGATGATTGGATGGTGCGAAGTGTTTCCACCTATAGATCAGATCATTCACGCCCTCTCGAACACTGAATTGCTGATTACCAACCGTGTAACTCACTGGGTAGTAATTGACCACTAAATCAGTTGCTATGCGATCGGATGAATCAATTACCGGTATCAGATGATCGGCCTGACCCATGTAAATGTCAACAGTTCGGATCTGACCATTCAGTTTCTCAAAATAGCCATAATCACCAGGTAGGAGTTGCGTTGTGAACGCATTATTGACTGCGTCATACTCCAAACGGGTGATGAGTTCATCGATTGGATAACCCGATGTGTCAAAGGTCTGGAGATGAACAATCGCATTCTGATCAGGGTTGATATTCTTAAGAACCTTGTAGGTATAAGGCACGTCTGGAATATCATCACCATTCCGATCATTGAAGCGGACTTTGACCTTACTAGGATCCTGAAAACCATCAGGGTAGAGGAAGGCATCCTCCAACTTAAGAACCAGATCGGTGCTCAAAGGAGTTTGTAGGGTGGTATCCTGATAAAGACGCAGCCCCTTGAAATTGTTAGGTGCTTTGAGGATAGAAATGGTATCAGAACCGGCCTGACCCGTATTTGGATCAATGGATTTGTATTCAGATACGAAATAGAACTTACAATCACGTTCAGACTCAAATACGTAATAGAGACCGCGAGAAGTGATTCTCCAGAAGTTGCTGTTGTATTCGCAATAGATGAGCCAGCTATGAGGTCCCATGCCGTTCTCATCAACCTCATACTGGGCCGTGAGATCAGGATCTACTTCACTACTCTGAAGCACATACCAACCCTTAGTAGGATCATTGTTGAAGCCGAGAGCAAAGGTTCGATTTAGATCCAAGTTCTCCTCAACTGCCCGATGAACCTGACTCGTAAGATCATATTCAACCGTATAGTTGTTGGTGATATCAATACGGTCATCTGGTAACTGACGATACAGGTAATTGGAGAAGAAGTCCCTCAGGGGAATACTCGCCGCGGCATCGCTGAGGTAGGTATTCATAATCTCCTCAGTGGTAGCAGTTAGATGACTGACCTCAATTGATTCGGATGATTCATCCAAATAGAACGCACCATCATCAGCGAAGACATTGGTATTCTGGTAATTGCCTGTTGGATCATTGAGATCAATGTAACGGCTTTGACCCGAATAAACTCGGTTCACCGCTTTCAACTTGACTGCGAGATTTGTTTGTACAGGTAGCTCATTGTAATCAGAACCGCTGACCATACGACCCTGAGTACCGTAGACTCGCGATGCTCGACGACGGATTTCAGTATTGGTCTCCGCAGGAACGCCGTTGTTTACTGATTCCTGTAGATTGAAACTTAGGCTGATACGCTTCTGAGCATTGTTGGGTGCGTAGAACGGAACACTGATTGCCACACCCTGCATGTCTTCTGGGCGGATCGTGAGGTTCTCACCGGAAGAAACTCGATACCATACTCGTAGATTACCGACTGGTGATTTACCGAAACGACCGTCTCCAAACCTCAAAGAAAGTTGATCATTCTCCTGGGTTGTCACCTGGTAGATTGATTGGATCTCTGGATCGATATTGTTATAGGTAACATTCTCAGTTGTGAGTAGGATCTTTGTGATGTCATCGGTTGGAACATATCCAACGCGGGTCCAATCACCATCCGATAGAACTGATCCAAGATCATCAACACTCTGAACCCATACATCAGTCTCATTGATGTTGTTGACCGCAATGGAGATCGTCCTATTCTCAATAGGTTCAGTGATACCAAAATCCTGCTTCTCTAGGGTGCCCTGTTTGAAGTAAACAAAGAACCCAGTATTGACCGAACTATTACCGTTGCCATCTGACCTGTAGATGATATGGAACGGAGCACTTGGATTGGGTGTCTGCTCTACGAAACCATAGGTAGCATTGAAGTCAGCGTTACATACATCGAAACTATAGGTCTGGTTATTCACGATAGTGCTGAATGGAAAGTTACCAGCAGTGGTTGGAATGTTGTTGAACCGATAGAGCTGAGTCTCGATACCATCCAGGTTCTCAGTCTTCAGAGGAACACCGAAAGGATTAGTCGAAATAAGGCTAGCATTCAGAACCAGAATCCACTGCTCAAACCAATCAGCATTGTTTGGATCATCCCAACGGATGGCGATATTGTTGAGGTTCTTACCCGTGGAATCATAAACGTCATGCGTGGTGCGAATCTCATTCAATTTCGCAAGACCACGCGCCGGATAGTTGCGCTTTGCGTTGTAGGAGAGTGAACGGGCCAGGCGGAGAATGGATTCACGACGTCTTGCCACATCGAGGAAGTTTTCACGTGCGTTGATATCCATCCTGAAGGCCAGACTCTGACCCAGGTAGGATAGCAGATCAATGATCGCCACGAATTCCGATGATTCAATCCAATCGTTGAAATCCTCGGGGTAGTTACGACGAATGTAATCCACCATAGCTTGACGGATCGTGTTGAAGTCAAAGGCGTTAAGGTTGACCTCAGTAAACGCACGATAGGCAGCCAACCAGTCATTACCGGCGAAGAGTTCACTTTGGCGTTGGCTTTGGGCCATTCTTAAATCCTCTCAAGAGAACGGCGATCAAACTCTAGCGAAAAAGTGCCAACAACGTCGAAGGGCACATACTTGAGTTCAATGGCTACCATGATTCCATGGATAGATGTAGATACGTTGGTGCTTTGGAGTTGAACCCTAGGATCATGACCCACAATCCGAGTCACATCATCAACAACGGCTGCTTTGGTTGAATCAGTAAATGGTTCAAAAAGCAGATCCCAGATAATGGTTCCGAAGGTAGGCAGCATCAGACGCTCACCCTTTCGGGTCATGAATTCATTGAGCAGATCACGCTTAACCAGGTCGATATCACTTACCGACCAGCCGCGCTTGCCTGTCATATCTTGAGTACTGAAACCAATGAATAGTCTGCGCTGAGCCATTCTACCCTCCAATGTATGCGTATTTATAGCCCTTATAAACCGCATAGATAACCAGAAAGCCACATATTGACATTCAGGTAGTAGGTAGTCCAAAGTAGCAATATGGATAATCCAGAGGTTGATGACGATCCCAAAGCTGTTGCGGATCGCGAGAAATTCGAGAGCATCTCCAAGGTAGTAACTCATCCGGTCATCGTTAGAGGATCCAGGGGGAAGAGAACTCTGAAGGTGCCTGAGCTTAAGAGTCCCGATGAGCTCAATCTAAAATGGCACGATGATCCAGAAGAGATCCGGGCGGCCAAGAGAGCGGCTGCTCGCAAAGAGAAGCGCAATTCCAAACCACAAGATTGAGAACCGTGTCAATCGGTCGAGAAATGAACGTATGGGTGGTAAACCAGAAATCTATTGTATGACTGACATTGAGGCCGATGGCAAGTGTCCTGGTCTTTCTAGTATGCTCAGTTTCGCTACGGCAGCCTTCGATGTCGAGAAGAACCTTGTAGGCACGTTTGAGGCCAATTTGGAGTTGCTCGAAGGTGCTGAACCTTGTGAGGATACCATGAGGTTCTGGAATGAGAGTGAAGCCAATCGACGAGCCTATCGAGCAACACGTCAAAACATTCAAGATCCAGCAGTAGCTATGGCTCGGTATGAAGCATGGCTAAAATCACTACCAGGTCAGCCAATTTTTGTCGGTTATCCAGCGGTCTACGATTTCAAATGGATCGACTACTACTGTGTGAAATACCTAGGTAATAACCCATTTAGCTTCAGCCGAGCCGTCGATGTTAAGAGTTATGCCTGGGCTATCCTTGGTCGACATTTTCAATCGTGTAGCAAGCGCACTATGCCAAAGCACTGGTTCGATGATCTTCCACACACTCATGTGGCAATTGATGATGCGATTGAGCAAGGTGCTATGTTTATCAACATGATGCGCGAATGTCGGGGTATGAATCCCATTAAAGGCATTCCAAATCAATAAGAGGCACATGCCTCTTATTGTTTCTGATCTCCTGCCTTCATAGCCTTACCGGTAGCAAAGGGTATTACCTGTGCTGGGTTGATGGGTGATCCACCCTGACGCACCTCAAAGTGGAGGTGTGGACCAGTGACTCTACCCGTGGCTCCCACCTTACCAATTTGCGCCATCTGGGCGACCTTCTGACCCTTGCTTACCAGGATAGCACTCTGGTGAGCATATAGCGTACTAATTCCATTCCCATGATCGATAATCGTACAGTTACCATAACCACCCTTTGTTCCAGCAAAGGTTACTGTTCCTGCCTTACTGGCATAGATAGGTGTTCCGACCGGTGTATGACGAATATCAACACCGGTATGCATCTTCTTAACCTTGAGCACTGGATGGATACGATAACCAAAGGGTGAGCCACCAATACCAGTAACTGGGCAACAAAACTTGGTGCCATCATCCGGAATTACAGCTGGCTGGGTATCATCAACTTCACCACCCTGGCCTTCTTCCTCCACACTGTCAGTTCCTTCAGCACCGCTATCACTGCTAGATGTTCCTGATCCACTAGCCATGCTTGCTGCTGGGCTCTTGGTTCCAGGATGACCATTATATGGTTCATGAGTAGGCATCCTGGAACAAATACTCATGGTGCTACTATCAGGGTATCCAGAGCTTGGGTTGAGTTCGCGATCAGCTAGGCGTGTAGGTTTTGGACCTTGTGCTTCAGTGGCCTTAGTTGGTTTTGGACCATTACCACCATTCTGTTGGATCTGTGCTCCTTTGAGGAATAGATTGCCGCCTGCCGTTATACCGAAGACTCCTCCTGATTCCACGGCTGCCGTTCCACCAGCCTGGATACTAGCGTTGCCACTAGCGGTGACATTGGCCGCACCCTTGCTCAATAGATTCATATCACCGGCAGCACTGATGTTACAAGCCGCGCCAGTAAGAACTTCTAGATTCTTACCGAATTGCATGGAACCACCACCAGCCCCATAAGCATTCCATGATTTGATGGCATTCATATTGATCTGACCATCAGCATGGAAATTCAAATCACCCTGACTCCTCAGACTGATACTCTTTGCGGAATAGGCATCAATTCCATCGTCGCTAACCTCGAGCCAACTGTTACCATTACCAGATATGAGGTAGACGTAACCAGTAGCATCATTGATATAGATTTGAGCACCGGTCTTGGTGCGAATACGTATCGATGAATCATCACCATCATCAAACACCAGCTGATGACCACCTGGGCTCTTGAAGCCGTAAACTTTGCTTATCTCGTCACGACGAGCACCAGCATCAGTCGGACCCCTGCTGGTATCCTCATAGAGGCCTTGGGCTTGTAGACCCTCATGTAGGGGATCGAAGCGAGCGCGGGTGTGATTATCAGAATTGGGGACGTTCGGATCCCAACGATTATATTCAGCGACTGGTGGGTTGGCCCCATCAACGCCTGGATCGTATGAGTTATTGGTCGGAATGCCAGGCACCATATGATTCATGAAGCTCTGGTAGAGGCCACCAATATAGATGCCCCTATTGGGGTCACCATTGATGAACATGACCACTACTTCATTTTCGAGATCGGGCGGAACAGCCCACCAGCCATATGATTGTTGGGTATCGGCGAGTTTCTTACCCTGCTTGGTGTTATCCTTGGGGTTGGTCGCACCAGCAAAAGGCGAGCAATACTGAACGGTAAGCCATGAAAGTTCATCGTCTGGGTTTGAACTTAATTCAGGTATCCAAACCTGAAGTCGACCAAGTTTGAAGGCATCCTTGTTATTCTTAACAAAGCCCAGATAGACCTGATTGAGTAGATTGATGCGGCCACCTGGATCCTGTTGATATCCACGTGGGGTACGAAATGAACGACCAAAGCTACGACTAGACATTGTTATTCCTTAATCGAGGTAGCACCAAAGGCCGCCCAAGTTTGTGATAATTGTGTTGGGTTACCTCGGACCTTATTCCAAAGATTCTCTGCCAAGGCATCTTGGGTTGCTGGGCTAAATGTCACATTCTGCCAATCATTACCATAGACATCTCGAGCATTCTCAGCCAGGGTTCCGCTTACAAATTGATAAGCACCGACCGCAGAGGAAGACTGATTACCGTCAAATCCCTTAGTCGCAGGAATCATTACGGTTTTCTGATAGTTATACACTTGACCCATGGTCATGCTGGTGAGATCCTGTTGGGTAAGACCCGCAGCATTGTTGGTAGGACTGGTGTTATAGACCAAAGTATTATAACCACCCAGATGTGGTGTTCCTTCCGCTGCCTGAATCTTCGCCTTAACATCGGAGAATGGAACATTGGCCTGACCATAGGGTGATAGTTTGTTGTTAGCCTGAGATGTCGGTTGAGGGGTGCCTTTGGATTGGCCCGTCGTTTGAGGCCCACTCGATGCCGGACTATTGGTAAGTGTAGGACTTTCATCAACACTTGACGTTCGCCCTTCGATAATATCTTCAAAACTCCAACCAGGAATGCGGTATGCGCTGATATCCTGCGTGAACTGGCCACCGGAGAATCTATTGGTTACCATATTACAAGCGTAGAATCCAGTGAAGATATCACTGTTGCCGCCACTACCCTTTGATGTATTGGCATTATCCCCCGAACCGGTGGCCGGGGCCGCATTGGATGACGAGTTAGGATTCTGATCGGCAGGAAGCGAAACAGTTCCTGTCGCATTGTCGTAACCCTGGGGTAGTTTGAATTTGAAAACAAACATGTGCTCGCCATTGTACTGATTAATCCTATCATCAGTACTTGGTGAATCGAATGGTTCACCAGAGTTACCAGGGCCTAGCCAATAAGGATCACCTTTAATCTGAAGTTCTATGGCTTGGAGATTAGTATCCATTGTTCCATAGAGCTGATTCAACAGAGTACCGTAGACTGTCTTATATGGATCATTATCATTACTAGTGCCAGTAGTCGCTCGAGCACCTGGATTACCAGAATCTTGAGTAATTGTAATAGGCATGAAGCTTTGACTACCCTGATCAGCACCTTGGTAGTTCGGATTTTGGGTATTCTCATAAACAAGATCTTCACCATCGAGGATAGCACCATTTTGACCTGGTGGTAATTTTCTTGGTGGAATGGCGGCTTTCGCTGCGTCTTCACTCTTGCCGGCTATTGTTGATAGCTGCTCATTCTTTTTATTCGCAGCATCATAGTCGGCTTGTAGTTTAGCCTTTTGAGCTTGCTGATCAGCTGTCAGAGTTTGTCCAGGTTGGTCATATTCTGCGTTGAAATCATCTAGGGCCTTCCTTGTGCTCACTAAATCATCATACGAACTCGATACATCTTGACTCTGAGTTGCCGCATCTTTGGAAGGGTCTATCTGAGCTGGAGTTCCAGTGAAGGTGAGTTTACCCTGAACTCTTGGCACGGATACTGCCCAGTTGAAGTTGATACTGATATCGAACTTCAACACTTCAGTATTCATACCAGTGAAGATGTAATCATATTCCTTGCGAAGGAATGCCTGTTGGATAGCGAATGATGCCTTTTGCTTATTCAATTTGGCATTCTTATCAAAGTTCTTAGCTAGACCCATTGACGTCAAGAGGCGTAGAGTTGGGTAGGGTCTGATAATGTAGGTGATCTTTCTACTATAATTGCCCTGGACTGGATTGTAGTCTTTGTATTCCACCTTCGAATCAACACAATGCATGATTGACATGACATCTCTAATTTCTTTTTCATCATCGTCACCCACAGTAGGTGGCAATTCACGAGAAAGTCTGGCCATTCTGATAGCTGTGTGGCAATGAGCCAAAACCATATCAACAATAGCAGGAAAGTCAGTACCAGAACTAAACTGACCACCTTGAGTTCCATAAGTTGGATCAGAACCCTGGTTTGCGACCGTAGGAACACTTGATGTGAGTGGATGATCAAATGGATTCTTGATTCCTACTTTCGTATCAAAAGGATAGTCTCTAGCTTCAACCGCATATTCAATGAAAGGAACAGCCGTCTTACCGTACTTTCTTGGCACATCGTTATTCATAGCGGTGATGACATTCTTAAGTGCCTCTCCAACAGTATTGCCTGTCGCATTAGCGGTACTTGGTAGAATACCATATTGGTTATCCAGAGCCGTCTCATTTAATGGAACGGCTGTAATAGTGTGCATAGATCCTGTTTCATTGATATCAGATTGAATATCAACAAGGGTTAGCTGCCAAATCCAATTATCACCAATTTTAGCCATGTGGCCATCTTCATCATAGCCCCACAGCTTTAGCTTAAGAAACCAAGGTGCCTTAAGGTAGTTGTAAATCTGTTTGGTGACAGCAGCTTGGTATAGAAGATCTGGAAGCATTGCTCCATAAGGTTCATAAATCCTGATAGTCACGTTAGTTGTTAGAGCATTTTTGGTACGAATGTTAGGGCCGATTACAGAATCAATAGTTACATCCTGGATATTCATACCAGTCAAACCAGTTTCAGCAATCACAAATTCATTACCCTTACCCTGCTCCTGGGGGAACTCACTATCAAGATAGAAGGAGAAATGATAAGATGGTTGAAACACTTCACTCATAGGATTCGGTACTGGTTCAAATCCTATTTTATTGAGTACATCCTCCCCTGTACCGTCACCATCTCGGATAACACCAGGATCTTGTTTGGGTGAAGGTTGATCTGAAGGCTTGGCGTTTGGGTCTTTGCTTCCAGAACTACTGGTAGTCTTACCACCAAGATCCTCATCCTCTGAGGGTGAAGCTACTAAATCCGTGACCTTCTTAACCAGGTTCTCTGCTAGATTAGGAAGAAGAATTGGCATTAGGAAGCCTTCGAAAGTGTTGAAAGACGATTCAAAGTTGGAATGTAGAGACTCATTCCAGTCTTCATATCATAGATAGGATCTTTGATCACATTAGGGTTTAGGATCATGAAGATCCACCAATAATTGGGTGTGTTGTATTGGTCATATGATAAGAGATCAGGTCGATTCTCATACTTACTAGCAAGAGCCGGAATGAAGATATCCGTACTATCTCGGGGGATAGATCGGTATGATAGATTACTCAGAAACCAACTGGTCTGCTGGGTTGTGTAATAGGGGCTTGTTGGGCCATATTTGACTATACTCATTTAGATCCACCCCTTATCTGCGGCTCCACTAGTTGCTGAGCCATGACCAAACATTTTACCATTCACAAAGTCAGCCAGGTTAAATTCTTCTTTCTGTTGTTTCGGCGTCTGCTGAACTACACAATTGACAGTCATAGTAGTCAGACTAGGAACCCATGCGAGAGTGCCATCACTCATAGTTACCTCCAAGTAATTCACGTTATTTGGAAGATTCATGGAGAAATCGGTGAGAATGACAGTGAGTTCATTAAACATGAACTCACCATAACCACTTAGAACCAAAGGTGGTGGTGGAAGACCTGCCGTGCCTTGTTGCCTTTCATATTCACCAAAATGCATCTTGGTGGCGCTGCGGAAGAAATGCATACACGCAAGCGTGTACCTTGCTTCATCGAGGTTCTGTGCGCTGAATTGGCCTTCTATCTGGATCTGTACCGCTGGTGTGTTGGTGTAGGTGTAATAGTCAGTATTCGCGTGGGTCGGCGTCATTTGGCTATAATTAACTTTGTGCTGTAAGGTAATGGTAGGCGTGTAGGGGAAGAACGCTCCATTAGTCTCATTGAGCATGTAGAGAACGCTATCCTTATCACCGAAGAAAGGATAGGTTGTACCATTCCGCTCTTTGGGTCGAAGGCGAACTCTCACATCTATCTTGTGACCAGTTACTGTAATGTCAGGTGATGTGCCATCAGGCGGCGCGTCACTTGACGGCGTGGTGCCTAGGGCCGCATTAAGTTGATTATTCTCATCTGTTAGATCCAACGAAGTCACTGGATCTACTTCTGGATTGATATCAGTATTCAAGAGATCATTAGCAACCGCCTGGTCTGATTGGCCCAATGAATCCTCAAAATCATCCCTAGCAGATTCATAGCTGGTTTGAGCGTCTATTAGATCAGCCTTAGCTGAAGCATATTCTGGACTATCGTAGCCGAAGTTTTCAAGAGCGCCATCTAGCGATGCCTGGGCATTCACAACTGATTGGTTTGCCGCAACCAATAGATCACCAGTTACTTGAGTATCTCTGGTTAAGGGCACCGGAGTATTGGTATTTACGAGTGAGGCGTTGCTGGAATCCAAGTTATCCTGAGCATACTGACTCGCTGGAACAGAAACAGTAGTAATTGTTGATTGACCAGAACCACTACTTACAGGTTGAATTGGGTTCTGTGTTGTGGCATTAATCGGTGAGGATTCATCAACAGCATATTGTGATTGTAAGTTCTCGAAGTCATTATACGAGGGATCCACGTATTGCTGTTGATAATTAGTAGCATCTATCGTGTGTTGGTCTCGGCTACTTTTGGCCTGAAAGATCAAATTAGTCGTTTGGTTCAGTTCTGCGTATAATTGATCAGTGTTTGTGCCAGACGGCGTGTTATTGATCTGATCTTGAATGTCTTGATATTGCTGTTGTAGATCAAGAATATCCTGGTTATCGGAATCAACCAGACTCTGCATATTGGCAAGAGTTTGCTTATGATATTCCCAAGTAGATTCAGCGTTATTAACTTGTTCCTTGGTGACTGCCATCAGTAGCCTCGCGAATCATTCTAGCAATATCCGCAAGATCAGTATGTGAGAGTTCTGGCATGTGGTGAGCAAACTCAACCATATTACCATCTAGAGCCGCTTGGCGCGCCGCAGTAGCCGAAATACCATCTGCTTCACCGGCCTCACGATCCACCTCAAACACCTCGCAATCTAGTTTTTCGCTAGCCACGAGCTTGCGGTAGTTGGAAGCACGATCCGAACCAGCAATCCAAGCCTTTGGTTTCAACCCTTGTAGATCCAAAACCTCTAAAGCTTCATAGGCCGATGATACAACATCAACCATAATACCAGGATAGAGCTTCCTGGTGAGTGCTAGACGCTGCTCAGCAGTCAAAGGGTTCTTTGTTTTATCCTTGCTGCTCTTCTCACCATCCACAATGTATAGGATGGGGCGAGCACCAAGACGCAAAGCAATCTCCCTGAGCCTACTGATCAGAATACCATGACCTCTAGTTGGAGGATTTAGCCGACCAACCATAAGAGCTACCTGATTATTCTGGCCTCCAGCCATATTTACCGCTCCATTAACCACTACTATTTGGATCTATAGATTCAAGAAGTCACACCAATAGTGACATTCAGGTGACGATCCGTTAAAACAACTAAGTGCTAACCAATAGCGTACTACCTATGTGGGGCACAATATAGAAACCGCTAAGAACAGAACAAAAAGGAGCGGCCCCCGGAATGGCTCTACCACCAAAAGTGAACTACCTCACCAATAAGGAACTCCTAAGTGAGATCCACAAGTCCAAGAATTCCTACAGCTATTTCATCGACAAGGCTTATGAGAATTACGACGCGATTGCGGAATCCGTTGAAGCTATCGACGATGATCTTATTGCGCAAACCAGAGCTATCAAAGCCAAGAAGATGATTCAGGCCCAAAAGCAGGCACTCAAGGATCAGGGCTATAAGAATCATCAGATCAAAATCGATGACATCGATCCAGATAGTATTCCCCTAGAAAGCCTCGTCTTCCGAGTAATGACTCATGATCATATTCCATTGGAAGAAGGTCGGGTCAAGAATCCAAAGAGTGTTGCCGATCATCACGTTCGCCTGAACTTTCCCCCATTCAAGCATTTTGCTATTCTGGATGATCAGATCACAGAGGTAGGTCGTTCACATTGGAAGGATGCTTTGGATAATGGCGTCTTTTCACAGGATCATGGTAAGATTACCAATCGCCTCGCCCTCATGTTTATGAAACTAGTTGAGCGATATGGTCAGCGTGGCAATTGGAGAGGTTACACCTACCTGGAGGAGATGAAATCGCAGGCATTGCTCCAGTTGAGTCTCATGGGTCTACAGTTCAATGAATCTCGTTCTGACAACCCATTCGCCTATTACACCGTGACTGTCAGTAACGCTTTCACTCGCGTGTTGAATCTTGAGAAGCGTAACCAGAATATTCGAGATGACCTCCTAGTCATGAATGGTGTCACACCTAGTATGACCCGGCAGATTGATAATTCGCTAGCACAGCGGGCTATTGCGAATGGTGAAGTGCCTGAGCAGAAGAAGGTAGTGCGAAGAGGGGCTCCTAAGAAGTCAGCCTGAATAGTGACATCTGGGTAACCAGGTATCTACGATCAGAGCAAACTAGGAGACCATATGAGCAATCAGCTCTTTCAGAAGGCGGCAGTTTTTACCGATATTCATTTCGGTAAGAAGAACAACGACCGCCAGCATAATCAAGATTGTGAGTCATTCGTAAAGTGGTTTATTGATCAGGCCAAATCATTTGGTGCTGATACGATCATCTTCACCGGAGATTGGCATGATAATCGTCATGCCATCCATGTATCAACTCTCAACTATTCGCTCAGCAATATGGAGCGACTAGCCAACGAGTTTGATAACTTCTACTTCATTCCTGGTAATCACGATCTCTACTATAAGGAGAAACGTGAGATATCCAGTATCGCCATTGGTAGAAACCTCAAAAACATCACCATCATCAACGACTTTCTGACAGTTGGTGGAGTGACATTCTGCCCATGGCTTGTGGGAAATGATTACAAGCAGATCCAGAAACTGGCGAAGAAGTCAGACTACATGTTTGGCCATTTTGAACTACCGCACTTCATGATGAATGCGATGGTTGAAATGCCAGATCATGGTGGTCTGAACGCTAGCCATTTTGATGATGTGACCTATTGGGCATTCAGCGGCCATTTTCATAAACGTCAGGCCAAGAACAAAATCTGCTACCTGGGCAACCCTTTCCCCCATAACTTTGCTGATGCGTGGGATGATGATCGTGGTATGATGCTGTTGGAATGGGGGAAGGAACCCGAATTCAAAGCATGGCCTGGTGCTCCAAAGTATCGCACCTTCAAAATGACAGATTTGTTGGAGAATCCAACTACTCTGATTGATGAGCTCACCTATGCCCGCATTACCACGGACGTGGCGATCAACTATGATGAAGCCCAATTCATCAAAGAGACATTCAACGCACATTTCAGCCCACGTAAGATTGATGTCTTGCCAGGTACCAAATCGGATGATGAGCAGTCATTTGGTGAGGATGTGATCTTCCGATCAGTTGACCAGATAGTCATTGAAGGGCTTAACGCCATCGACAGTCTAACGGTTGATAAGAACCTATTGATTGAGATCTACCGAGGGCTTGCTTGATGGTATTCGAACCTTGGCAGCTTGATATGTTAATGATGAGCCAGGATGTCACGCAGGTTTGTCATGCCTACTGGTTTGTGAAGAACAACCAGAAGATGACTAGTGCGGATTTTATGAAAACGGTTAAGGGCATTCGTGACATTCTGGGCGATCAGAATGTAGAATATGCCATATTGATGATGGCTCATGGTTTCTACGTCTTTACTGACAAAACTCTAGCCATAGATCCAGTTATGACCAAATTGGCTACCGGCATCAACTTCGAAGGTGAGATAATTGATGCTAGGAGTAAGGGTGTAATTGATCAGGTCAACAACACCTTAGCAAGGCCACTAAAGTTTCTCACTTCAGCGGGAAAAGCAAAATGATAAAGATCCGCACGATAACGATGAAGAACTTCCTCAGTGTTGGTAATACGACTCAGGCAGTTCAATTGGATGAACATGGCCTCACTTTGATTCTTGGTGAGAATGTGGATCAGGGTAGTGGTGGCTCACGCAACGGCGTGGGTAAGACGACACTGGCCCAGGCCATTTGTTATGCGCTATATGGTGAAGCGTTGACGCAGATCCGCAAGGATAACCTGATCAACAAGATCAACCAGAAGCAGATGTCAGTATCTTTGGATTTTGACATTGGTAACAAGAGCTATCGCATCGAACGAGGTCGCAAACCGAACTTTCTTCGCTTCTATGTCAATGATGGTTTGGTGACACAGGATGGTGATAATGAAGCTCATGGAGAGAGCAAGATCACCCAGGAAGAAATCGAGAAGACTATCGGTTGCTCGCATACACTCTTCAAACACATTGTCGCCCTTCACAGTAAGACTACACCCTTCCTGGAGATGAATGCCAAGGACCAGAGGGTGGTTATTGAAGAGCTCCTAGGTATTACCCAGCTATCGAGCAAAGCAGAGCAGCTCAAAGTCTTGGTCAAAGAGATTAAGGATGAGATCAAAGGTGAAGAGCTTAGGATCAAGATCCTAATTGATAACAATGATCGTATCCAGAAGACGATCAATGATCTCAAGTTCAAAGGAACCATCTGGGATAAGGAGCACGCCAAGAAATTGGAGAAACTCCAGATGGCTATTGATCAACTCAAAGAAATTGACATTGAGACGGAGATCAATAACCAACGTCTCCTAACGGAATTCAACCGTATTTCACAAGAAGTGATGAGGTTTGAACGCGATGCTTCTCGCGTGGAGAAGACCTATAATTCAGCTGAGTCTTCCATCCAGCGTCTTGATTCACAACTGGAGACGGCTAATGAGAAGAAATGTCATACATGTGGCCAAGACGTTCATGATGATAAGCACCAGGAGATTCTTGCTGATCTAGTAGCCCAGCGTAAGCACTTTGAAGAAGAGCGTAGCCAGGTTCAGGAAGAACTCTTTGCTGTAGCAGGCGATCTCGAGAAAGCTATTGGAGAACTCAATGAGTTAGGTGAAAGGCCACAGGTCTCCTATCCAAATATTGAGCAGGCGATGAACCATCGCCATACACTTGATAAATTGGAAGCTGATCAACAGCGTGAATCAGCTCAAGATAATCCATTTGTTGACCAGATAGCCAACCTGAGCACTTCAGGCCTTCAAGACATCTCCTATGATTACCTGAACGAATTGGTGAGGTTGAAGGAACACCAGGACTTCCTACTCAAATTGCTGACCGATAAGACATCATTCATTAGGAAGAAGATCATCGATCAAAACCTCAGCTACCTGAATGTGCGACTCAATTCATACCTGGATAAGATCCAGCTTCCACATGAGGTAGTCTTCCAAAGTGATCTATCCGTTGAGATTACTCGACTAGGACGCGAGTATGACTTCGCACAGTTGAGTAATGGTGAGCAGAACCGAGTAGTGTTGGCTCTCGCATGGGCATTCCGTGATGTCTGGGAGACAATGAATAAGCCAATGAATTTGATCCTGATTGACGAACTGGTAGATGCTGGCATGGATAGTAAGGGTATGGACCTGGCCCTAGAGATCCTCAAGAAGAATGCCAGGGATCGTGGTAAGAATATCTTCCTCATCAGCCACAAAGATGAATTGACGTCAAGGGTACCAAGGGTGCTATTGGTTCAATACGAGAACAATTTCACCACCTATATCACGGATACTGAGCAGAATGACTGAGATCCTTTACAGCAATGAGGATGCCAGTGTGAACTTTGTAACGCCTCACCCTTTGGGTGGGGCGTTTGAGTCTCGGTATGTCAGGCGTGAGCAAGACTATTTCATCACCTATCTGAGCAGCCATAGTGGTTGTAATAAGGCTTGCCGTTTCTGTCATCTTACACAGACCAGACAGACAATGATGGAGCCGGCTAGCCCTGCTGACTATGAGCAGCAAGCCTTGGATGTTTTCCGCCATTACCGTCAATTCGATGATGCCCTAAGGGTGAATTACAACTTCATGGCACGTGGAGAACCCTTGGCTAACCCTAGCGTGCTAAACGCATGGCATGACGTTCAGAGACCCTTACAGAGCTTAGCAGAGCAACATGCCTTGGTAGCAAAATACAACATCAGTACCATCATGCCAGAAGAAGTATCAGATCGAACGCTCTATGAGGTGTTTGGAGACACTGGAGCACAACTCTATTATTCACTCTATAGCCTCAGATCTGAATTTAGAAAAAGGTGGCTACCCAGGGCCATGGATCCCCATAAGGCTCTTTGGAAGCTAACTGAATGGCAACAGAAGACTGGAGAATTGGTAACTCTCCACTGGGCTTTCATCGAAGGTGAAAATGACGACCTCGAAACACTCGAGGAGATCATCATGGCAATCTTATTCCGCGGTCTTAAGGTGAAGTTCAACCTTGTGCGGTATAACCCCTACAGCCCAGCCCAGGGTCAAGAACCCAGCGAAGAGATCATCCAGAGAAACTTCGACTATTTGGCTGAGGCTTTCGGCAACTCGAAGTCTAGGATTGTGCCCCGCGTTGGCTTTGATGTCAAGGCGAGTTGTGGAATGTTTGTGGATGACCCTGCCCAAAACTCTATCTAGTGATGTTTGGACCTGGCGACGACAAGGTATAGGTTTCTTCTCAGGCTTCTCCTTTGATCTCACTCCTGAATGTAGAGAATGGCTCAACACTCATGTGGGTAATGCTCCTGAGCGTTGGTGGTGGGATCATTTCACTGATGAAGGTGAGACATCCATCATGTTTGTTGACCCCACAGACGCAATGCTCTTTAAGCTGACCTGGCTATGAGCGGTTGGGCTGTAGAACTTTTCCTACCCTATCACGATGAGCGCCTGTTTGGGCAGAATTTCTGCGATCCGAATGGCAAAGAGATCAGACAGTGGCTTATAGATCGGTTAGGGCCTATTGACTATAAGCGTAGTGCTGGAACCTGGCGTTGGACCATCAAGTATGAGCGTTCGATAATGGAAGGTGATGGCCTTACGTTTGGTGCCTTTGCTTGTTTCAGAGATCCTAAGGACGCAATGTTGTTCAAGTTAACTTGGTTATGATCTGGGTAGCTATAGATTCCTATGATGCCGGTTACGCTATCAAAGGTCTGATGATTGATGAGCAACATGCCAGTGGTCAGCGACCAGGGTATGGCGGTGGCTGGGTGATCAGGGATGATGTACATGAATGGCTCACATCACGAACTGACAGTTATCAGCTCGTTTGGAGCGAGATCAAGCATGGTTTTTGGCATGTAGGCCTTGAGGATTCCAATATGGCCATGTTGTTCAAATTGACGTGGGTCTGATGTTTGATCTGATCATTCCTCGACCGAAACATCGCAAGATGCTCAGCTGGGCACATAGGACCGCGCGTTTTCGGACCAAGTTCCAGCTATGGTGTGAAGCATTTATTGGTATCCATGGTGTGGATTGGCACATTGTGATGATACGGAATGGTCCTAACCCACCCGATTACGCTTTGCGTTGTCGCACCAAACAACATGCCATCCTCTTCCACCTTCATCACAAACTCTATTTGGTTGACTCAGACTGATCCTGTGCTAGATTCATAGAAGGTTAAATACGGAGTGCGCGATGAGCGGCAATAGGCTTGAGATTCAAAAGGTCAATCGGTATGAAGCCGATTGGGATGCCAAGACGATCTTTTCAGGCTTTAACATCCGGGCGGTTCTCGCAGGCACACAGGACGTGATTACTCGAATCTCGGAACGTTCGCGCCTAGCAAAAAGGCTGCGTCGAGAGATTGGCGAAGAGGACGTGGACTGGATCCTACAGGATCATCCAAGGTCGGGCGAGGTCGAGCTCTACTTGAAGAGCTCTGGACCCCTGATCATGTGGAAGCTTCAGGATCACGAGGCCTTTAACAAGCTGTTCGACCGGGTGGAACAGCACACGGATACCCCACTTGATGAAGTTCGAGACCCGGAAGACCAAGAATAATCCAGGATACCAGATTGAGTTTAAATCAGCACAGCAAGCATGGAATGCTGGAGACTGGCTCAGTCAGCTAAACCTTACTAATTGGTCAGGTAGAGGTGGGATGATCTCCACCTCTGATTTAGAAGTAGCCTATAAGCTACGAGTTCATTTTGACCACCAGATCAAATTGATCAGGCGTCTAGAAGTTTGATCTTGTAGATCTTGTGGATCTTATCCGAGTGAACCAATTTGATTAGTGCTAGATCCATCGGATTCGAAAGATACAGATGGGTATAGACACGTTTGCTCCTCCAATTGAGTTCATAATCCAAACGGTAATGCCCCACACAGGTATTACGGAGGAGATCACGCATCTTCTCAATTTCACCTGCGTTGCTTTCACATTGAACGATATTATGGATATTCCGACCGAGTAAGACCTGATAAGTGAACCTACCATAAGGTAGCTTCTTCAACTTCAATGTCTTGAGAGACAGGCGACTCATAGGATCTCCAGGAGTTTAGGAAGTCTCTATCTACATCCTAGCTTAGGATGAAATCAATCTTCAGAACCACCAAGTTTACGCACCGCACCCTTGTTCTGCTTGAAGAAGTCTTCATGACTCACAATGATATAATCGCAAGCTTCAGGAGTTCCAAAGGCCTTCCGATAGGTCACATAACTCAAGCCAGTCAGATCCAACTGAGGCAGAAATTCAGCTTTGAATGCTACCCAGGAGCCTTTGCGTGTGATCTTGAAGATCGTTAGTGAGAAATCATTAGCATCAGCTGGTTCCTCAGTCTGATCAATCCAGTTATCAAGCTGTTTACACTGGCCGTCAATGATCTGGTGGAACGCGATATCACCATAATTCTTAGCCTCAAGGTTCAGATATGGTAGATCATCTGGTGGAATGATGTCACCCTTAGCTGCTCGCTGTTGGGTGTCACTGAGGAACTCCTTACGGAAGACGTTCTTGCCACCCATATAGGCTCCACTGTTTGGAACGCGCTGAAAGTTGCCACCCAGGGTCTCACCAAGAAAAACGCAGATCTCGCGTTCCCATGAATTGCCCTTCGCCTTAGCCTTCGATGTCACATTAAACTCCTGGTTAACCCTTCGCCCTATTTACCAAGTTTTGAAATTGACTCCTAGAGGGCAATGAACGCATCGTAGCTCTGGATAAAGGAGTTCAATATGACATCAGGCCGGCGTTATCAGGATCTATCACTAATGGTTGATGTATCGCCCAGTGATAAGACACGCTTCAAAGAATTCATGAAGCAAGAGCTCCACTACTATAACGCCCTCATTGAAGGGCTTGGGCCTAGAGCGAGGGCCTTCCCCGAGACCCTTCTAGCCCTCCACAAGGATTGGGAGAACCTTTGGTCAACTTTGGCCCAAGGAGGCCACAATCTAAAGGCCTATGAGAAGGCACCTAACGACGTTCAACTTCCAAAGGATCTTGAACCACATCGCAAGATGCTAGTTGGCCGAGATTCAAAGGGTGAACGGTTCCTTGATGATCGTATGTTTAACATCATGAGCATCGCCACTACTCAGGCCCTAATTCATCCATTGGTGCGGCGCAATATGGCTAACCAAATGCTTGAATTCTACAAGGATCAAGCAGCAAAGCTCGTGAAGCGAAATGATGAAACCCTAGGTGGCGAAGATCTCTATTCCAAGCCAATCGATCTGTTGGTTAAGCAGGATCTAACGACTAAGCGGCACCTACAGATTCCACGTAATGCTCTGAATGCGGTCTACTATTATGAAGACCGAGAGCTGACTGAGATCTACACCCCATATAGTGATAACCCTCTAGTGGTTCAGGGACATGATCTCGAGCACAACAATCATTGGAATATGATCATCCTTCATCAACAACCTGGTTTGGAACCTATGCCCAATACACCTTGGGTTGTTGACATCAAGTATAACCAGAATGTATATATGATCAAATACCAGGATGTTGACGCACCCAAGACTGGTAAGATCTTCGCAGCAATGAAGCGGAGATACTAACCAGAAAGATCGATCAGATGTAGCTGAATCGCATTATCCAGGCGGATAATGTCTACGTGCTAAATAGGCCAAAGGGACCTACCCGTAGATTCTACTTTATAGCTCATACCTAGCCCCACAGACACCTAATATAATCAAATGAGTCCGGGACGAGCATCAGGCTCCAACCCGGACCATATTAGCTCAACAGCCTAGATTCTAAAGAAACTTCGCCCGGACGACTGACGGGATGGTAGCTGCTAGGAGCGAACTGGGTCCTACATTAGTAGGTATGGGTATTACCCTGCGACACACCAGTATAAACAAAGCCAGTGGAGAAAACGCTGGTGGTGATCCGAGAAGCAACTTAGGGGTGTAAAACAGACTTTCCCCTTAAGCTCTGGTTCTTCGTAGGAAGCGAGGGAAAACCCATGACTGGGAACCTCGCAAGCGACCCATGCTACTTGAAAGGTGTGGATCACGCTACCGCCATATTCCAGAGTTCCTAACTGAAAAGCCGACAGGATGACCCCGGCGCTGATAGTAATATCAGTGTTAGTTTCAAGATCTTGCGACAACCTCTAACAGCAAGACCCTACTCCCCCTTATTGAATGTTATTTCAGTGAGGGGGAGTAAAGATCCGTTGCTTCCTACCTACAGCAAGTCGTCACTTCACTCACAAGTTCGTTCATTCCGGCTGCGCCATTTCAGGTCTGCTTCGCCTTTTAATCCAATTAGTTCTCCTACCAAGCCGTTCAGAATCAATGAGTTCAAAGAGAACTTTCGCAAAGAATCGTGAAGATTTCGTACGAAATTCGTAAGGAATAGCCGCTCTCAGAGATCTGACAGAAATACCTATTACTATCGCTTAGTCGTCGTTCGAAGAGATTTTAAACCTTCCTCTGATCATCTATTTGACTGAACTTCTTCTCTCTCGCTGATCAGTTAGCCACTAGATAAATACTGCTATAATGGGCAATAGGTGATCTATGCGTCAGAAGTTCAATCAGGAAGAGTTCATTGGATGGAAGTTCAGTCGCACTGAAGCTGCTCACCTATCATCACATCTCATGCCTTTAGTGAAAGCTTCTACCCATAGGGAGAAGAAATTCATTCAACACATGACCAATGAGTTTCTTGAAGAGATGCCCTTTCTGTCGATCAAGCAGAAGGAATGGCTAGATATCATCATAACTCGCCAAGGCTTCTCCAACTTATCTCACATCTGCGAGCAAGTAAAAGCTATTCGATGGTCTGGTGATATCGACTCATTGATCAGTTTCATCCAAAGCCTCACGCCTCTTATGGATGGTGAATTCATCTGGTTCTATGAATACAATCCTAGTGCCCTGGCCTATGGTAAGACACCGGTAGAGATTCTCACCAGCGATTGTGATGCCTATCTTGGATTTGAGAATCGATCAGATGCCAGAATGGTTATCAGTGAGATTACGCATAAACTTCAGGCGATAGTGTGATGGAGATCTATTTTGATGGCGGTTGTGCGCCCAACCCTGGTCGTATGAGTGCTTGTATTGTAGTTTGCCAGGATGGTCAGAAAGCTAGAGCCCATACTATCAAGGATCTAGGCCAGGGTACCAACAATATTGCTGAATGGTCAGCTCTCATCTGGGCTGTTCTTTGGGCCAAAGACAATGGCATTAAGCAATGTGTCTTTATCGGCGACAGCCAGTTGGTCATCAACCAGGTTAGTCGAGTTTGGAAGGTCAATGATCAGATGTTGGCCGACCTGTTCAAACAATTCCAAGAGATCTCGGAGGGACTTGATCTTGAGTTTCGCCATGTACTTCGTGATTCCAATCTAGCTGGCATATACCTGGAATATGGTGCTCTCTAGTGCATCATCACACCAGTCTTATTGGTGCGTTCGATGTTTTCCTCAATGAGTTCCAGAGCATACTTTCGCTGTCTAGGTGTCATGGCAAAAGCCTGATCCAGTGGTGCCCCACCACGCATGTAGAAGCTGATCTGGATAAGTTGTTTCTCTAAGGCCCTTGCGTCTTCGATATATGACTGAAGGAATACTGGGATATCTTCAGCCGATAGACCCAAGAGCCTTATTCGAAAAAACGCGAAGCATCGAAGATCATACCGGCGGCCCATTTATGTTTACATTCTTCCTTCGGGCATTCCACTTCTAAGGTTTTAGGGATTCCAGACTCACTGAGGTTCTTCAACTTCTCGGTGACCTTCTGAATCGTCGCTCTATCAGTATTCTTGATGAATTCACCGATATACTTGATATCAGTTACCTTACTCTCTGGGACTGTGATGGATCGGATACAATGACTCAGGAGATCCAAATTCAATTCAGCCATGCGTTCGAAGGCCGAATTGAATTTCGATTGCCGTTCATCCTCTGTCAGCTCACTATCTGTGAGATACTGGAGTGCTTTGGTCTCCTGGAAGGTCTTAATATCCAGAATGGTCTTGCTCTCAAAGTCATAGGGTTTGAGTTCAATAACCATGGTGTCATTGACTCTGAGAACCGTATCTTCATCCTTCACTGGAACGATACTACTGAGTAGACCCCTGATGCTCGTTTCAGTCGAGAACTCATTCTCACATTCTGGGCAAGTGACATTGACTTCCAGGTTATCACCATAGCTAGCCAGTTTGATTGCCAGGAGTAACACATCCATATCGGGTACGCTGATATGACGGGGGTTCTTGATTGCTGGAACGCATGATTTGAAGAGTCGTTCTAGAGCCTCACCATTTAGTAGCGCATCTGGATTCTTGAGGATGATTTCGTCACTGGCAGTCATAGGAAGAACTGCCACCTCTCCGTTCAGTGCTAGATCAATTTCACCTTCTTCGAAGAATTGACCACCAGTTGGTAGAGCCTGATGAACTGTAGCTGATCGACAATACTGGGATAGTGGATTGGTGGTATCCATATGAACTCCTATTCTATACGCATATTTACCGCTCCATTATCTACCCAGATAATCACCCTATAAATACTCAGAGCTATAGAGGATGGCCATGTCTGACTTTACTTTTGAGCAGTTGAAATCGCTGTTTGAAAACCTTCAGGATCGTCTTGATAAGACTGCGGGTGATAAGCTGAGTCTTGACGAGCTCGAAAAGATCCGCCAACTTCTGGATCGCCAAGCCAAAGAAATGAAGAAGGCTTCTACGACAAGTGGAAGCAAGGATACTGACGCTTTCATTAGGAAGTTTTGGGATTCTTGGAAGGCCCAGCAGCCCCTAAAGGCTATCCAAGGAGATAGTCGTCAACCTAAATCATCTTCTACTGGTGATGATGGTCAGACCTTTATCCGCCGAAAGCAGCAAGAATTAGGTAATGCCACTGGTGATATTACAGATTCACTAAAGCAATCGGCCAGATCTCAACGTAATGCTAGTAAGAAAAGAGAGACAGCCCTTAGTCAGTTTACTAGGAACTTGGATAAGGCGACTTTCAGGCTTACTAGTTGGACTAGCGCCCTTAAGAGCGGTTCGCTTGCCGCTGTAGGTACCGGTGCTACCAAGAAAGGTCTAGGGGCGCTACAAACCCGCATTGACGCATTTAGGGATGTGATCAACTCGGGTGGCGGTCAGATTAAGAATATGACTGAGATGACCAATGTGGTCAATCAGGCTCATATGTCGGTTACTGAGTTGGCTGATGCTCTAAAGGATCAGAGATCGGGTGCCCGTATCCTGGGTGGTTCATCCTATGCTCAGTTGACTGGTAATCTAACCAAAGCAACCAATTCCATTGGCAACATGGGAATGAGTTTTGCCCAGCGACAGGATGTAATCCAAGATTATTTGGAGATCCAGCAGAAGCAGGGGACCATCAGGAAGCTCAGCCAGGATCAAATGGTTAGTGGTATTGAGAGCTTAGTAAAGAGTTCTAAAACCACTGCCACTATCTTGGGTCAGACCCAGAAGGAAGCCCGTGATGCTAGGAAGGCTCAATTGGCTGATGCTAATTGGGCAACCTTCTTAAACACTATGGGTCTCAATCCTGATCAAAAGAATGACCTTATAGGAACTGGCACCATAATCAAAAATATCGGTGGTGATCAGGCTGAAAGTGCTTTCAAACAATTGACTGAAACCGGCGTAGTTACCGGTGATAATAAAGACTTCCTATCCAAGAACCCTGAGATCTTCAAGATGTTCCAGAAGATCGCTGATGCTGCTAATAGCAAACATCCTATGACGCAGGAAGCAGTATCAAAGATGTTTCAGGATTACAGCAAAACCCATGATGTTGCTAATGAAAGACTCCGAGCTCAATTAGGAGGTCTGGGTGATGCTGGATTTACTGCTGGTAACGCATTTAGGATAAATGCTGCGAATCTGAAGAATGGCCCAGTAGATCAATTGAATGATAAAGGTGATGTTGCTGAACTAAACGCTGAAGAAGCAATGCGAACTGCCGCCAGTGCTGTGGCGACGTCATTTGATACCCTACATAACAGCTTGAAGGCCGAGTTCGGCCCAGAGATGTATGCGTTCATGCAGAAGATCATCAAAGCTGGTGACTCTCTTATCCAGTTCATAACCAAGCTTCAGGGTTATCCAGCTATTATGTCAACATTTGGTGTGGCTGCTCTAGCGGCTACAGCTGGTCTTTCTGCTGTTAGCGGAGCGGCAACTGTTTTATCCTTGGCATTCAAGGCATTCAAACTACCAGGCATCCTTTTGAATCTAGCAAAAGGCGGTGGTGGAGCGGCTGCTGCTGAAGCTGGTGTTGCGGGTGCCGCGAAGAGTGGAGGCGGAAGCCTCATCAGTCGCTGGCTGGGTAGAGCTGGTGGTGCTGTAGAGGGTGCGGCAGAAAGCGGAGCGGGTAAAGCAGTTCTAGGAACGGCAGCCGCCGGCCTAAAGCGCAATGCTCTGATCGGTAGCCTATTTGAGAGTTTTGGTTACCTGACTGGTCAGAAAGATCTGTCACTTAAGAATCTTGCGAAATCAGGTCTTCGTATTGGTGGCGGTGCCCTTGGTGCTATTGGTGGTGGTCTCTTGACTGCCGGTATGGGTGGTGAGTTTGTTGGTGGTGCCGGTGGATATATGGCCGGGGATAAGCTGGGTGATTGGCTCCTTGGTGCTGATGACACACCACAAACCGATGCTGCCAACAAGAAGGCAACGCAGGGTAAACAAACCAAACCTAATCCTGCCACGAAATCAGCTGATGCTACCGGTCGTCAAGGCCCTGGGGTTCTTACACCAGAGCAAATGAACCAGCGAATCATGGAAGCCAGTGAGCGAGCGACCAATATACTTAAGGGCCTTAAGGATAACTCAGATAAGCAACTCGAGATCATGAGAGAAGAGATTGTCATGATGCGGAGAGCAAATGATCGCACTCATCGCCTCCTCGAGGATGGAAACAAGAATACCAAGGCCATTATGGACAATTCCGTATAAGCTAAATATCTGGAATTCATCCGATAAGGATCCAGATGTCTTATAAGAAGCACGTTCAAGTCGTTCCAGTAAACCAGATGCTGAAGAAGCAACTGGCCCGAAATCGTGATCTTATCGATCCATCATCGGGTGGTTCAAGTGCGAACTATTCCTCTCCCCTGCCTGAGATCTATGAAGGCTCACCTATGCGTATTGACCGTTATGGTCAGTATGATGACATGGATAATGATGCCGAAGTCAATGCGGCCCTAGATACGATCGCCGATTTCAGCACTCAGAAAGACTCGAAAACTGATGAGGTCTTCGAGATCAAATACCGTAAGGAAGCCAGCGATACTGAGGTTGAGATTCTTAAGACCTGCCTAATGCAGTGGAGTAAGGTCAATGATTTCAAGAAGCGCATCTGGCGCATGTTCCGCAATACGATCAAATATGGTGATCAGTTCTTCATTCGAGATCCTGAAACCCTACGTTGGTATTGGGTTGATCCAGCCAAAGTGGAGAAGATCCTAGTCAATGAAGCAGAGGGTAAGTCAATTGAAGCTTACATCTTCAGTGATCTAGACGTAAATCTAGAGAGTTTCACGGCTACAGCCCCTGATACATATGGTCAAAACCTGACTGGTGGCACGAGCCAGATGGTCTTCCAGTATCCTAGCCGAGACACTAAGCGTTGGGGTCATGGGAAATCTAGTGGAAGTCGTTTCGAGGGCGATCAGAGCATGACTGCTATTGAGGCAACTCATGTGGTTCATCTTTCACTAAGTGAAGGTCTCGATGCCAATTGGCCCTTCGGAACATCAATCCTGGAGAGCGTCTACAAGGTGTGGCGTGAAAAGGGCCTGCTTGAAGAAGCAATCATCATCTATCGAATCCAGCGTGCTCCAGAACGTCGTGTCTTCTATGTCGATGTTGGTAGTATGCCCCTCCATAAGGTTGGTGGTTATCTGGAGAAGGTCAAGAATGAGATTCACCAGCGTCGTTTCCCCAGCAGAACTGGGGGCGGTGGTAACATCACTGATGCGACCTATAACCCTATGTCGATCATGGAAGACTTCTTCTTCGCACAAAGCGCAGAAGGCCGTGGAAGCCGAGTCGAGACTTTACCTGCTGGTGAGAATCTAGGTCAAATTGACGACTTGAGGTTCTGGAATAACAAGCTGATGCGTGGTTTGCGTGTTCCATCGTCCTATCTACCAACTGGTCCAGATGACGGAGTTCAGAGCTTTAATGATGGTCGGGTAGGAACAGCCTATATCCAGGAGTTCCGCTTTGCTCAGTATTGTAAACGTCTCCAGAACCTGATCTGTAATGTGTTTGATGATGAGTTCAAGCTGTTTGTGCGTCGTCGTGGTTACAACATTGACAGTTCGCTCTTCGAGTTGAGCTTTAACGAGCCTGAGAACTTTGGCGTGTATGCCAAGATGGAGCGCGATTCCGCTGCTATCAACATCTACCAGCCACTAGCTGAAATGAAACACTTCAGTAAGCGCTATTTGATGATCAACTACTTGGGTATGTCTGAGGAAGAGATCAATGAGAATGAGCGCATGTGGCGTGAAGAGAATCGTGATCTTACCAAGAATACCAAAGCCGATGATAGTTTCGCAGGTGGTGCTCCAGCAGGTCTAGATGCCGTTGGTGTAAGACCACAGGATGAACTTGATATGGGTGATGATCTGGAGGGTGGAGAAGAGCCAGATAGCGATATGGATTCTGGTACGGCTAGCCCAATCTCCGGGGATGAGGGTGATACTGGAACTGATGAAGGTGGGGGTGAAGATAATGCGCTATAAGGAAATCGTCACTGAAGACGTTCAGCAGGTTAAGGATGAGAAAGACATCCAGACCAACCGCTTTGATCCCGGTGAAGATAAGTTCGATCATCTCTCACTTGGTGATGATAGAAAGCCTAAGCTGACTCTGAAGATGATCAATAGGCTCAAGAAGATCCGCTCTACCAAGAACCTAGAGATGGTCAAGAAGCAAGAGCTCCTTGGTATCATGTATGGTAATGGTGGAGATGAGGAAGAGTCTTAAGCAAAGAGCTTATCAGAGATCTTCTTAATCTGAGAAAGCTCAGACTCATCTAACTTTTCGATTCTCGATTCAAATTTGGCTTTGAATGCTTGTGCTTCTTGCCCTGTGAGGGTCATGAGATCAAAACCAGAATCTTTAAGGTGTTGGTAAATCGCGACTGCGAAAGTGGGTGATTTACCCATATCTCTAACCATTACCTCCGCAATAGCTTCCGGATTGTCTTCTCCCCTGGTAACAGCCTTAGCCTGAGCCACAATGGCTTTGATCTTATCGGTATTCATACTCATCTGGTATTCCTTACGCACACCACTATATTCTAAAGGTATTAGGCTGGTGGAATCAACCACCTCTTTGAATACCTATAACTCGTTTCAGACGATCACTAGCACCGGTAGTATCAATATCAGAGTCAGGCACCACCTCTGATTCCATTACTGGCTTTGGCTTGCGGGTTGGTTTCTTAGGTTTCTTCTCGGCCACACCTTCTGGTCGTGGTGTTGGAACCACTACGACGCATTCATAGTCGAAAGCATCCTTGATCAGCGAGAATGTCACCGCTTGATATTCCGATGGATCGCGTTTGGCCCGCTCAGGATATTCGGCGAATAGATGATCCAATGCTTCCGAGAAGCCGCTGTTTGGTGTGAAGGGCCAGTGCTTGAGTTGGATGAGGTATCTCACAACGGCTTGGCCCTCAATATTGTTTCGATCCAACCCCATCAAGAGATCCAGAAACCCTCGATCTCCTGCCTCTAAGAATAACTTCACACCCTTAGCCAGGTCGCTATTGATCATAACCATAATGAACTCCTTCCTTGCCTAACCTAGCAGACTGAACCGTTATGTCAAATAGGATGGTCTGGGTAAATAGATAACATGAATACGAGTGGCTTTGACCATTCCTCCCTTTCGCGAAGGAGACAATATGAAAATCAATCTTATGGATATCATGGAATCGCTGAATAGCGATAACGTGGAAGATGCGCAGGCTGCTCTACACGAGTGGTTTGTTGATCAAGGCAAAGCAGTTCAAGCAAGACTAAGCGGCCAGGCTGTTGATGAGGAAACAATCAACGAGGCCAATTCTGATACTTTGGTTCTACTTAGAGATCCGAATGACGGTTATGATGAAGTTTGGGCTTTTCAGTCTGATAATGATGCCCAGAAGTTCATTCAATTGAACCAAGAATATTACGAGGGTGGCCGTTATGATGCGGTAGCTGGTGATCTAGCCCGTATCATCACTCCGGAGGAGATGGGGAGATTTAGCCCTCCAACACAGGCCGCCCCTGCTGGTATCCTGAATGACTTTGAACCGGATGATGAAGATGACTATGATGGTGGGGCATTTGACCAGTGGTTGAACGCCAATAGAGACAAATATTCCGTTGACACCCCTGATCTATCCTGGGGTGGTGAAGATTCTGAAGACGATGATGTCGAAGAGTCTGATGAGGATTACACTAATACACAGGAAGCAACACAACCAACCTTAGAAGCTGATCTCATCGCAGAACTCAATGAAGCTTTCGCGGGTCTAGAGACTGTTTCAGATAAGCTTCAGAATGTTGAAGGCGCGGCTGTTGGTGAAGAGGGTAAGCTACCCGTAAATACCAAGGATACTGTTCCACATCACAAAGCTGATAGCCGCCAGGGTGGTGAACCCGTTGAAATCAAGTCAGATGACCATAAGGGTTACGATCTTGAGAAGGCTCCAGCGGTTAAGGATGCTCCAGTAAAGCATCACGTTCAGAATTCCAAGGACGATCCGAAGAAGGTTAGTGCCCAAAAGGGTGCTCTCCTAAACAAGATGGATGGTTCGGTGAATACCCAGTCGCCAATTAGCGGCAAGGGCGCAAAGGGTCTCAAGAAATAAGAGACTGGAGAGGGTGGGGAGAATCATCTCCCCACCCTTCTAACATTTGACGTCGTTTGATTCAAAATCGCGCCTTTTGACCCGTTTCTGACTATCAAGAAGAACTTCTGGTTAAATACAGCGTGAACAGAGCCCGGCGATGTTCAAAAGAACAAGGAGAGCAACCTATGAAGACGGTAGACCTGAGTAAGGTTCTCGAGATGCTCATCAATGAGGAGCAAACCGAGGCTACTGGCCTTCTGCATGAGTGGTTTGTTGAAACTTCGAAGAAGGTCAACGCGGATCTCATGGCAGAGGACAATTCGCTTTCCCAGGACATCGAGGATGACCAGGAAGCAATTAAGTCTGAGGAGTTCTACAGCGAAGCTGAAGGCGACGATGAAGTTGAAGCCGATGCTGACGAAGTAGCCACAGACGATGTTGATGGTGATGACACAGACGCCGATCTCGAGCCAGGTGCCGAGATTGAATCGCCTGAAGAAGTCGACGCCGAGGTAGCACTAGGCGATACCATTGAAGACCTAGAGGCAGTGATGGCACGCCTTAAGGCTGAATTCGCAGAAATCACTGGTGCTGGCGCTGATGAAGAGCCAGTAGCTGACATGGACGATATGGATGGCGACGACGTTGCTGAGCCAGTCGGCATGGATACTGACGATGTGACGGATGAGAGTCTGGCATTTGAGTCGGCAGACGCAGAGGGTGATGATGCGGATGGCGAAGACGAGGATGCTGAAGAAGTTACCGAGTCTGAGGACGATTTCGCAGATCTTGAAGAGAGCTGGAATCTAGAGCCAGTCAAGGCAACTGACCTAGTTGACGGTAAGGAAATTGGCGCTGACGGTAAGAAGTTTACCGGTAATGACAAGAGCCCACTTCCTGAGCACGATGCTGATGGCCGTGTCGGTGGTGAAGCTGTTGAGATTCACTCCGAAGACCATGTCGGCTACGATCGTGAAGCCGCTCCAGAGGTTAAGGCAAAGCCACTCCTGAAGAACCAGGTTAAGAAGAGCACTGATGGCCGCACCAAGGTCAGCAAGGAAGGCGACAAGTCAGCCAAGCTGAACAGCAAGGACGGTTTCGGTTCGGATAGCCCAAAGAGCCCAATCGGCGGCGGTGCTGCTGATCTTCGCGGTTCGGACTTCAAGAGGAAGTAATCATGGCATTGATTCTCACCGAAAGGATGAACTTTGACGAGGCCAGGTGCGTCGTTGAAGCCGGCGAGCAAGGACCTGATGGCAAGTCGAAGGACTTGTTCATGCGTGGTATCTTTGTTCAGGGTGGAGTCAAGAATCATAACCAGCGCGTCTACCCAGTCAACGAAATTCGAATGGCGGTAGAAAGCATCAATGAAACTCTGCGTAGGGGTGAAAGCGTTCTTGGTGAAGCTGACCATCCAGAAGAGCTGAACATTAACATCGATCGTGTGTCTCATATGATCACCGAGATGTACATGGACGGCCCTAATGGTATGGGTAAGCTCAAGATCCTCCCTACCCCAATGGGTAATATTGTTAAGACCCTTCTGGAGAACGGTGTGAAACTTGGTGTTTCATCTCGTGGATCTGGTAACGTAAATGATCGTGGTGAGGTTTCGGATTTCGAAATCGTAACCGTTGATATCGTTGCCCGCCCATCCGCTCCAGAGGCCTACCCAAAGGCAGTCTACGAGGCACTTAACATGCGCCGTCGTGGAGCAGTCATTGAAGACCTGGCACATGCCGTGAAGCATGATCCGAAGGCGCAGGGGCATCTCGCAAAAGAGCTCCTGAACTGGATCCAC